CCGAACGGACCAGTGTAGCGCGTGAACGAATAGATTCTCAGGAAGATATTGCTGAAATGCGGAGTCGCATAGCCATAAAAAAGATGCAGCAAGATAAAACAATGCAGCAATGAACGATTTTTATATTTCTGAAAAAATTCTACGATTAATTCGCGAACGTTTAGAGGAACTACAATTAAGTATGATGGCGGGTAATTTTACTTCTTTAGAAGACTACCGTTCAGCGGTTGGAGAAGTCAGAGGTTTGACTTTTGTTGAAGGATACATTATTGAACTTAGAGAGAAGAGTGGAGAAAGCAACGATGTCTGAAGTAGCGAGTATTGATTTAAAGAACAAAGAATTAGAAGGGTCTTTTTCTTCGGCGTATATTAATTCTGAAACTCGAGTATTAGACCCTACAATTCTTGAAAAAAGCGCGTTAGAGCGTTTACCGGACCCAACGGGTTATAGAATTTTGGTGATGCCTTATCGTGGTAAGGTAAAAACTGAAGGAGGAATTTTCTTACCTGACGAAACAAGAGATCGTGCGGCTCTTGCATCTGTTGTTTGTTATGTATTAAAAATTGGTCCTGACGCTTATTCCGATAAGGAGAAATTCTCACAACCCTATTGTAAAGTTGGTGATTGGGTGTTAATAGGTCGTTACGCAGGAAGTCGGTTTAGGATCGAAGGAGCAGAACTGAGGCTTTTAAATGACGACGAAATTTTAGCTTCGATTTTGGATCCTGATGACATTGCGCATGTTTAGAGGATGAGGGAAAAATGAGCGATACTCAGGTATCAGAAGAACTCGACGCTGCTGATGATTCAGTAGAGGTGGTTATAGATGAAAAAGATTCGTCAAACAATCAAGAACCTGTTCAAAAAGCTTCTGAAGAAATTGAGGAATCTGCGCCTTCGTCTGATGAAGATTTAGAGGAGTATAGTGGTAAAGTTAAAAAGCGCATTGATAAGCTTACTGGTAAATATCGTGAATCTGAACGCCGCGAGCAAGCTGCTTTAGACTTTGCGCGAGGCCTCCAAAATGAAAATAAAACCCTTAAAGATCGAATAGGTACTCTTGATAAAGGTTACCGCAACGAATTCACCACGCGCATTGATAGTCAAATTACTGAAGTTCAGTCCAAGTATAAACAAGCCTATGAAGCCGGTGACGTAGATACGATGGTAGAGGCTCAAACTGAACTTTCCGCATTAAGCGCTCAAAAGGAACGAATTACTTGGGCGGAACAATTGCAGCAACAGGCGGAAGCTCAAAAACCCACTAACCAGATAGAAGTTCCTGCACAAAATTCGGGGCAAACTTCAAAAGAGCCGTACCTTGTTGCGCAAGTCCATCCTAAAGCACAACAATGGGCGCAGAATAATTCATGGTTTGGTGACGACGAGGCCATGACTTATTCCGCTCTTGGATTTCATAGGACGTTAACAGAACGAGAAGGATTTTCAGGTACTGAAGACAATTACTATGAAGAGATTGATCGTAGAATGAAAGAGGCTTTTCCTCATAAATTTAACGGTCATGATGATGAACCCCGCCCCGCTCAGTCGGTGGCTTCTGCTACGCGGAAGAATAATTCTGGGCGCTCCAAATCTGTACGTCTTACCAACAGCGAGCGAGACATCGCCAAGCGACTGGGTGTTTCTGAAAAAGACTATGCAGTGCAAAAACTTAGACTTACACAGCAAGTGTAAGGAGGTATTTTGATGGTTGATAAGACAACGCGAAACGAGCAGGTTCGTGCAGCGAAGGAAAAACCAAAGCAATATGTTCCACCCTCGGCTTTGGACGCTCCCCCGCCTCCGGAAGGTTTTCGGCACAGGTGGATACGCGCAGAGTTTGTAGGTCAAGAAGACCGAAAAAACATTATGGGCAGACTAAACAATGGCTATGAATTAGTCCGCGCTGATGAATATCCCGGTTGGAATTCTCCTACTGTAGACGACGGCAAGCATGCTGGAGTTATTGGAGTAGGAGGCTTATTGTTGGCACGAGTTCCAGAAGAGCTCGCGAATAGCCGCGAAGAATACTTTTATAATGAGGCTCGTTCTCAAATGGACGCGGTTGATAATGATTTAATGAGGGAACAACATCCATCAATGCCAATAAGTAAGGATAGGCATTCGCAAGTCACTTTTGGCAGTGGCCGGTCTGAAGGAAACTAGCTGCATGTTAAAGGTATGGAAACTTTAAACTGATAAGGAGCAAAAAGCATCATGGCAAATATTGATGCAGCTTTCGGGCTCAGGCCCGTTCGTCAGTTGGGAAGTATGCCGTTTAACAACGCAACCAACGAATATTCTATTGCATCTGGAGCCACGGGACCGATCTATCAAGGTTCTTTGGTTATTATGGCCACTAGTGGATCGGTTATTATCGGTACTGCTACGGCTGTTGATACAGTTGGCGTATTTAATGGTTGTTTTTATACGGACCCAACTACGAAGAAACCCACATGGAGTAACTATTATCCCGGTAGTGTTTCTGCTTCGGATATTGTTGCCTTTGTGTTCGATGATCCGGATATGACCTTTGAAGCTCAGACGGCTGGCACTATTGCAAAAACAGCAATTGGCGGTAATCTTGATACGGCTGGTGTAACTGGCAGTACCATTACTGGTCAGTCGACGACTGAACTTTCAGGGACCGTCACTGGATCTGGTACCGCTCAGATGCGTCTTGTAGGCATAAGTAAAGATCCTGACAATAGTGATGCTGATTCAGCAAACTCTAATTGGTATGTGATCTTTAACGAGCATGCTTATAAGACCACTACTGGCACGTAGGAGGGCTGATAAATGGCTATAAGTCGCGCTCAACTAGTTAAGGAACTAGAGCCAGGACTAAATGCCTTGTTTGGCCTGGAGTACGATCGCTACGACAACGAGCATCTCGAAATTTTCGACTCTGAAAATTCCGATCGGGCCTTTGAAGAAGAGGTGATGCTCTCTGGTTTTGCGGCTGCGCAAGCAAAAGCTGAAGGTTCTGCTGTGGTATATGATACCGCACAGGAAACCTTTACTGCTCGCTACACTCACGAAACCATTGCTCTAGCATTTTCTATTACTGAGGAAGCAGTGGAAGATAATCTTTATGATCGTCTTTCTTCTCGGTATACGAAAGCTTTGGCACGTAGCATGGCCCATACGAAACAAGTTAAGGGCGCAAATATCCTTAACAATGGGTTCTCGAGCAGCTATACGGGCGGTGATGGGCAACCTCTTTTGGATACGGCCCATCCAACCGTTAGTGCGGGAAGTCTTCGTAATGAGCCGTCAACCGCAGCCGATTTGAACGAGACTAGTCTTGAAAACGGGTTGATTGATATTGCAACTCAGTTTAAGGACGAACGTGGTCTTAAAACTGCGGTCATGGGTCGTAAGTTGGTGGTTCCACCACAGCTCCAGTTTGTGGCAGAACGTCTTTTGGCCACTCCCTATCGCGTAGCGACAGCGGATAACGACATCAATGCAATGCGTAGCATGGGAATGCTGCCCGAAGGCTATGCCGTTAACCACTTCCTTACCGATACGGATGCATGGTTTATTAAGACGGACGCTCCAAACGGACTTAAGATGTTCCAACGTGCGCCTCTTCGCACTAATATGGAAGGTGACTTCGATACCGGAAATGTTAGGTATAAGGCGCGTGAACGGTACAGCTTTGGTTGGTCTGACTGGCGCGGTGTTTACGGCTCTCCCGGAGCATAGGTAAAAAATAGGGGAGGGGGAAACTTCTCCCCTATTATTTCTGGGATTCATAGCCCTAGCGACTGGCCCAGCAGACGCTTACAGAGACTCTAGGGCGAAACCTTTCGTAAGGAGGTAGCCGTATGGCTAATACAACTTTCTCTGGTCCGGTTCGTTCGGAAAACGGCTTTGTTATAGCCAATAAGAATTCCAGCACGGGCATTACAACTGATTCTTCTGTACATTCTTCTGCAAATAAGGATGTACGGCGCTATTATCTTGAGGAGTACTGGAAACGGCGTCCTGCGCTTAATGCGGTTTTAAACACAGCTTTTTCAGATGCAGACGCCACGGCGGCTGCAAACACGGCTATTCGGCTTGCTGAAAAAGTTGCCAACCGGGATTTTGAAGTTCTCGGCACGAGTATGACAACGGCCTTGTGTACGTTTGATACAACACGAGCGGGCATTATCATCACCACTGCCGGAACAGATCAAAATCAGGCGATTATTGCTCCTCATTTGGACACTAATCAAACGTCTTGGCAGACAATTCCTTGGGGTACTGAAAATTCAGTTATTTGGGAATGCACCGTTACTACGGCAGCGTCCATTGCTGATATCAAACTTTGGCAGGGTTTGAAACTAACTAACGATCAGTTGATTGCTACTGATGCTGATCAGGCTTTTTTCAAGTTCCAAACAGATGCCACTAATAGTGAAGCCTTTACAGATTTCACTTTATTGCACTTTGTGCATAGTATTGGCGGTACCGATTATATCAGTGCTTTGCCAATTACGGTAGCCGCAGATACTGAATATCATTTGAAAATTGATATTGATAGCAGCCGAAAAGCCGCTATATATGTCAACGGTATTCAGTACAATGTTACCACTACATCAGGCAGCACTGGTGGAACTGCCGTTACTACGGGAACTGCTAGAACCGCAGCTTTAACTAATGATGTTGATCTCATTCCGTATATTGGTGTGGAAACAGGCGTGGGTTCAGCTAAGGCTTTGAAAGTACATTGGCAAGCCATTAGTCGGCTTATCTCTGAATAATTGGAGTTCTTATGAAAAACGGTAAGGATGATGCCCCTATTCCTGATCTTTCAGGAAAAAGTATTGCTATTGTCGCTATGGGCAATAGCCATGCTGAGTTTATAACATGGGCGGCATCTTCTGGTTCTTTATATGAACTAGCCGATGAAGTTTGGTGCGTTAATTCGATGGGGGGAGTTCTGCTTCACGACCGTGTATTTATGTTAGACCCGCCTTCGCGTTTTCTTGATACAGAAGATGCGGGAGTTATGGGGCACGGTATGCGAAAATGGCTCCCTACCCATCCTGGACCAATCTATACTTGTACTCTTGATGATAGAGTGCCTGGAGCGGTGTTATATCCGTTAAAAGAAGTTTGTGCTTTGTTGGAAACAACGTATTTCAACAACACGGTTGCTTATGCAATTGCGTTTGCAATAGTGTCCAAGGCTAAAAGAATTGTCTTATCGGGAGCAGATTTTGGGTATCTTCATATTCGGCAATTTGCTGAAGCTGGACGTGCCTGTTGTGAATACTTAATAGGTAAGGCAGAAAATCGTGGAATTTGTGTAGAGGTGGCGAAGCAATCAACACTGTTTGATTCAAATAAGCCCTCTGTTGAACGGTTTTATGGTTATCATAGACTAGATGATCCGCCCGTGGCGGGGCTAGAAAATGAAAAAACTATTATTCTGCCATATTCTAAAGCAAAAGAACGCCAACAGGAGTTAGCCCATGGCAACGTACATTAGTGGTAGTGATGTAAAACAGGCATTCTTAACGGCAGATACCCAAGCCTTGGATGCTGATGGAATATCTTCGGCAGCGACATTGGGTAGCGCTGGAAATCTAACCCTTGGTGGAGCTTTAACGTCTGGTGGATCGGCAACATTTGATTCTGGTAGAGTTGTAACGATTTTATCTGCGGGGAATGATTCTGGCGATACGTTTACTGTTACGGGTACCGATGTTAATGGTGATGCTCAAACAGAAGATATAACCGGAGCAAATGCGGGTACTGCAACAGGAAGCAAGTACTTTAAGACTGTTACACAAATAGCGACCGATGGAGCCAGCGCCGGTGATGTTTCAGCAGGGATAAATAATTCTGCTGCTGATGTAATATTTGCAGGGCGAGCAAGACTTAAAGGTTTGCACATCATGGATTCCGGCACTGCGGGTACCTTGGTTTTTCCAACTACGTCGCCTACCGGAACTACGAATTTGCAGATAGCTACTGTGGCCAGTGCAACCGTTATTGATGATGTGACTATTCCGGATAATGGAGTGCTGTTTACTGCTGGAATTTACATTCAGTACACGCAGTCAACTTTTACTAAAGCTACGGCATTTTACGCATAAAGGAGATTAAGATGAAAGGTGGACCAGGAAAAAATAAACAGGGCGATCCTATGAAACCCCATAAAAAGAAATATGGGGGAGGCGGCATGGCCGAGGAGGATGCTGCCAAACGACAAAAGGAAATCATGGAGGCCCCCCGAAAAACACAACCTACGAGTCGTTTAACCGGTAGAGATGTAAAGCGAGCAGGATTAAAATAAATGGCCATATCGGGGTCAGCCAATTTTGATCTTGATGTTGCAGAGATCATAGAAGAAGCGTTTGAACGCTGTGGTTTAGAACTCCGTACTGGTTATGATGGGGCTACTGCTCGTAGATCGCTTAATTTAATATTAGCAGATTGGGCTAATCGCGGAATTAATATATGGACCATTCGGCAAGTTACTCAAACACTTGCTCAATTGTCGTCTACTTCCGCTATTGATGTTTATCCGGCAGGGACTATTACCGCTACCGTTACCGCTAGTGGAAGCTTTAGTGTAGGTGAAACCATAACCGGCGGCACCAGTTCCACTACTGCCAAGATAATTACGCTGCCAAGTTCCACTACTATGACATTAACCATTCCTAGCGGAGCATTTACTGCTAGTGAAACTATTACAGGGTCTAGCAGCAGTGCAACAACAGCAATTTCTGCAGATCCAAGTCTAGAAAATACACAAAATACCATAGACATATTGGATGTTGTGCTGCGTAGATCAGGAACGGACACTTCCATTAGTCGGATAAGCAGAAACGACTATTTATCTATTCCTGATAAAGATAAACAAGGCCGACCATCTCAGTATTTTGTAGACCGACAAATTACTCCAACAATAACGGTATGGCCGATTCCTGAAAATTCAACCGATCAGTTAATTTATTATCGTCTTTTAAGAATGGATGACGCGGATACTTCGGTAGATACTATGGAAGTTCCGTTTAGATTTCTCCCTTCCTTGGTATCCGGGCTAGCCTATTTTCTTTCTATGAAACGAGCTCCCGATCGTATGCAAATGTTAAAAGCGGTATACGAAGAGGAATTTGTTCGAGCAGCCACTGAAGATAGAGATAGAACCAACATCCATCTTGTTCCTGCAATATCGTATATTTAGGTGATGAATGGCTAAATATGCAAAAGGAAAATACGCAAAAGCTATTTCAGATAGATCTGGGAAGGCTTATTCGCTTAAAGATACACGATTTGAATGGAACGGACTTCTTGTTGGTAAGGATGAATGGGAGTCAAAGCAGCCGCAGATAGATCCTAAACCAGTTGTATCCGATCGGGAAGCTTTAAAAAATTCACGCCCGGACCGAACAGAAAATCCTGTCGAAGTTCTTTTGAACAAAAATGCTTTTAGAAGCGGGTCTTCGGGGAGTGCAGTGATAACTGTTTTTGAAGCCGGTCATGGGCGGTCAACAAGCGATACGGTTTGTTTCCGGGATGTTCTTGGGTTTGACGGATTTACATCTACAGTACTTACTGCAACCGGTGGATATACCATTACAGAAGTAGATGATGATTCATACACGTTTAGTGCGTCAAGTGGTACCGCTACCGTTGGTAATTTTGCAGGGGGCGGGTATCCGGCTACAGCGGGTCCGGTTACCGTAGACGCGTGAGGTAGTAATATGGCGTTTACTTTTACAACTCTTAAAACCGCTCTTCAAGAATATACCGATAATACTGAAACTACGTTCACTAACAATTTAACCCGTTTTGTTCTAAATTCGGAAGAGCGTATCTTTAAGGAAGTTCAGCTTGACGTTTTTCGTAAAAATGTTACGGGAGTATTAACAAACTCAACAAAATTCTTATCTAAGCCTACAGATTTTCTGGCTCCGTTTTCTTTAAGCGTTATTAACAGCTCAAAGAATGAATTTCTTTTGTATAAACAAGTGAGTTTTCTTCAGGACTATACTCCGAATCCGGCCACTACAGGAGTACCTAAATATTATTCGGATTGGGATAGCGACACGTTTTTGGTAGCGCCTACTCCAGATTCAGGGTACACCGTTGAACTTCATTATTATTATAGGCCTCAATCTATAACTGAAAGCAGTGATGGAACAAGTTATTTAGGAACCAATGCTGAGTTAGCTCTTTTATACGGGGGATTAGTAGAGGCGTATACGTTTATGAAAGGCGAGCCTGATCTACTGCAATTGTACAACCAACGTTTTATGGAATCTATTCAATGGCTGAAGAATTTAGGAGAGGGCCAGCAAACGCGGGATCAGTACAGATATGATCGAGTACGGCGAGAAGTTCAATGAAAGAGGAGAAGTTAAAAGGCGCTTCTGTTGCTCTTGTAGGCTTAGGAAATTCACAAGGAGTTTTTACGTCTTCTGTAGCAAACGGTAAGCATTACGATGAGGTTTGGGCGGTTAATTCTATGTTGGCTGCAATTAAGCATGATCGTGTGTTTATGATGGATCCGGCATCCAGATTTTTTGATACTGATAAGGCCGGACCACAAACTGAAGCGTTAAGACGGGAACTTCCTGGTCATCCGGGACCAATTTATACGTGTGAACTTGATACACGAGTTCCGGGCAGTGTACTTTATCCTCTTGAAGCTGTTGTTCAGGATTCTGGTCTTTGTTATTTTAACAATACCGTTCCTTATGCGATTGCATTTGCGGCATATCAGGAAATTGGAAAGCTGTATTTGTACGGTATTGATTTTTCTTATAGAAAAAATGTCCATTTTGCTGAAGCCGGACGTGCTTGTTGTGAATTTTGGCTGGCTTATTGCACTACAAAAGGGATTAAAATTGAAGTTGCGCATTCTTCGGCCCTTTTAGACACTAATGTTGCTCCAGAAGAACGACTTTATGGATATCATCGGTTGACTGATCCGTTAGTGATGACCATTAATGAAGAAAAGCTTTTAGTTAGTAGACAATCTGAAATTTTACCTCCGGAACCTGTGGATAATTTGCAGGGAGTGTATGATATAAACGATAATATTGTGTCTATGGCGGGGAAAGCATAATGTTGTCCGTAGATACGGGCGTTACAGTGGGAATGGCGGAGGTAAAAACTACCGATAACGGTGGTTTTACGCCTGAGCAAGTTGCTGAAATGGCTGTAGCTAAGATAATTCAGGTTTCAGACGGCACTATTCCTCCTCTACGGGACCAAGCCCACGCGTTTAAGAATCATATCAAAGCTACTCTGATCCATTATATGAAATTTGCGATTGAACAAGATCGTGCAACGGTGTGCGCGAAATTAAGAAAATCAGGCCATGCGGATTTAGCCGAACATTTTAGGAGTATTTGATATGGCTATAACGACAGCAATGTGTACCAGTTTTAAGGGGGAACTTCTTGAAGCGGTACATAATTTTAAAAATAGCGGAGGCGATACTTTTAAAATTGCTCTTTATGCTATTGGCGGCGGTGGAAAATCTAGTACTACGGCTACGTTGGGTGCAGCAACTACGGCGTATACAACCACGGGAGAAATTGCTAATAGCGGTAGCTATTCTGCCACAGGGGGAAGTTTAACTCGAGTAGATCCGGCCACTAGTGGAACGACGGGTTATACAGATTTTGCTGACTTCAGTTTTACTACGGCCACTATAACTGCCCGTGGAGCTTTAATCCATAATAGTACTGACTCTAATAAAGCGGTTTGTGCTTTAGACTTTGGTGGGAATAAGACAAGTACCGCAGGAACATTTACAATTCAGTTTCCAGCGGCTGCGGCTACTACTGCAATAATTAGAATTGCATAGGACTTAGTAATTTGACAACTATTGCTGGATTTGGGCGCGACACCTACGGGTCGGGTACGTGGGGAGAGCCTATTCCGGTTAGTGTTACGGGTGTTTCTGCTACAAGTGCGGTAGGCACTGTAGTTGTTGTCCCTAGTATTGAGGTTGTACTTACTGGAGTTGCTGGCACAGGTTCAATAGGTACCGTAACTGTTATACCTAGTATTGAGGTAGTGCCTACAGGAGTAGCGGGCACAAGTTCCGTTGGCACGGTAACTCCTACAGGAACTGCGGTTGTTGCGCCTACGGGAGTAGCGGGCACAAGCTCCGTTGGCACGGTAACTGTAGTACCTAGTATTGAGGTTACAGTTACAGGAGTATCTGCAACGGGAGAAATTGGTACTCCAAACATATGGGGTATTATTGATTCTTCACAAACACCTAGTTGGGCAGCGATAAGTGAGTCTCAGACTCCTAGTTGGTCCTCAATAGATGAAACTCAGACTCCAGATTGGTCTGAAATAGCGGCATAGGATAAAAAATGACAAGTACTTATACTGCAAATCAGGGCATTGAAAAGCCCGCTACTGGTGACCAATCTGGTACATGGGGCGCTACGGTCAATACCAATATGGATATTATTGATCGGACAGTTAGTGGTGTTGGGGCTCTCACATTAACCGGAACTACGACGACATTAACCACTACTGATGGCACCCTTACCGATGGGATGTATCGTGTGCTAGTGCTCGGTGATGGTGGAGATCTGGGCGGCGACAATACGATAACCCTTTCGCCTAATGACCAAGATAAAACGTATCTTGTTTATAACAATTTGTCAGCTACTCGTAATGCGATTTTCTCGCAGGGGACTGGAGCAAATGCTACTGTCCAAAATGGAGAAACCGCTTGGATATATGCGGACGGAGCAGGAGGCGGTGCGGTTGTTCGTAGTGCCCTATCCTCTGTAAAAATTGCTGATCAGGATGGCGATACGCAGATACAGGTAGAAGAAGGCGGTGACGACGACGATACCCTCCGTTTTGATACTGCGGGGTCAGAACGATTAACTATTGGATCGAGTGGCGCTGTCGACGTTGTAGGGGACCTAACTGCCGCTACACTTAATGCTGATGGAGATACTGCTGCTGGAGATAATGCAGCGATCGGGTATACGGCGGCAGAGGGTTTGATATTAACTGGGCAAGGGTCGACGGATGATATCACCATCAAAAATGACGCAGATACGACGGTAGTTAATGTCGGCACTGGTGCTACAGATGTTGAAATTTCAGCAGGAAATATCCTATTTGGAACCGCAAGCAAGGGCGTCTATCTGGGCGTAACCGCTGCCACAGCGGCGAATTTACTGGACGACTATGAAGAGGGTTCTTGGACTCCCGTA